CCCGCCGCAAGCCAGCCCGCACCAACATCCGCGATGATGGCCCCATCCGTTTGCCGTCCCACCTCCAATGGGTCAGAGGCCACAACTGTATCGCCGCAGATGGATCATGTGCAGGAAAGATAGAAGCCGCACACGTCAGGCTTGGGTCACATGCAGGTATGGGGCAGAAGCCGGGGGATGATAAAACGGTTCCCCTTTGCGCGTATCACCACGCTTATCAACACGCTCACGGGGAAAAAACATTCTGGGCCATCGTTGGCGAAGATCCCCACAGGATAGCTGACGGTTTATGGGCCAAGTCACCGCATCGGTTGAAGCTGGTTAAACAGGGGACACGGATATGATTATTGAGGAAGCGAAAAGAGGCGAAAAACTATGCCCGATGAAATTGAGCAACGGGCTTTGTCAAGGTTCAAGTTGCATGGCTTGGCGTTGGAAAAAGGTAAATGTTGTCACAGAAGCACAGACTTTAGACCCTTTTGGTAGAGTTAAATTTGTCCCTTTTGCAGAGACAAAACTATCCACCACCCACGGCTACTGCGGTCTGGCAGGTGCGCCGTGACCGACATAAGAAAATGCCCCGAATGCGGTAATCTTGCAACGGCTGACTTCGTTGATATTGGTGTCGGTATGCAGCAATGCAGCCCGTTCAGTTGTGAGTCATGTAATTGGGTCGAAGCCAAAGAAGATGCTTGGGTGGCTTCTGCCGAGGCAACCGAAGATAAGTTTTATCAAACTGTCAGCGACGTTGTGACGGCAGGTGTCGCTGTTACCTGCAATAAACACAACAAGCCACTTCTGAAAGATTGCGTCGGCAATCAAATCGACACATGCCAAGACTGCGTTGATGAAATACTTGGCTTTGATGTTGAAGATGATAACGGCGGGGGTGGAAGCACGTCTGTCTACAAGTTCAAAATAACATGCTCATGCCGCAAATGCGGTGAGGTTGAAACCGAAGAAGGTTTCTTGGTTTTTCGCCATCCGTTTGATATTGCCCTGCGCGAAGTCGGCGCGGCTATCAATGCGGCGCGAGCATATCAACAAGGCTGGATATTGGGAGCTACTGAAAAAACTTACGATGTTCAAATTTTCATTGGCGCTATTCAGCCCTACAACAAGGACACCCAATGACCCCCGAACAGAAACACGGACCAAAGTTCACTTATCCACGCCCGTCTGATCGTGGCGATGGCATCCCTTCGCGCGCTTCTGTCCAGCATTGGTCCTCGGCAGAAATTGCCATTAATGCGGCAATGCGAGAAGTCGAAGCATCAGGCGGAAGCCCCGCTTTGACTGAGGCAATCAACCTATTGTTACAGGCCAAAGATCGCGTTGCAGATCACATGGAAGGCATCACATGGAAACCATGACTCTTACCCCCGAACAACTGAATGAGATTGAGGCCCTGCTTCCGCGCGCCTATGACAGCGCAGCCATCGTTCTTGGTCTGATCGAAACGCATGTACCCGCTTTGATCGAAGCGGTGAGGGAGAGGGATAAGCAACTTAGCGAACTATTCAAACGTCTTTCCCAAGACAATATTGATTTGGCTGAATACGAATTAGACGCACAAAAGTATTGCGCCCGCATCGCAGAACTGGAAGCGGCGCAGAAGTGGCGACCGATTGAGACTGCGCCGAAAGATGAAACCGAAATAATACTTTTTGTTCCTCGCAGTACACCGACCACCGGGAAATGGATAGTGCCGAACCCACGGACGGAAACTCCGTTTTGGTATTGGTCTACCTATGACACACACGGCGCTGTTGGACCAATTTATCCGACCCACTGGGTGCCCTTACCCCAACCACCAGCATTGAAAGGCGGTGAGTGAATTGCATGAGGCATAAAGCTGGATCAACGCGCCTCCCTGCGCCAACTATATTTCGCACACCGAGCCGGGGCGGTGGCCTCATGCACCCCGGCGCTTTAATTGAAAGGTGGTGAATGATGGTCGAAATTGACAAGACAGCTTTAGCAAGCGCAATCCTGTGTCTCGAAGCCGAAGGATCAGACTTTGAAGCAGATGGCGTTAGAAGAGCGGTCGCCCGCATCGCAGAACTGGAAGCCGCGCAGGCGTGGCGACCGATTGAGAGCGCGGAGGAGTGGTTAGCGCAAAATCCCGAAGTTGACGAGGTTTTGCTTGCCGGGGGGTTGGATCGCAACAGCATTGAAATTGGGCGAATAATTGATTTCAGGCCATTTAAGCCGGAATGGGTAAATCGAAATGGTGACTTGCTGAAACCAAGTCTTTGGAAGCCTTTGCCAAATGGCGCAGCACTGAAAGGCGGTGAGTGATGGCTCGCTGGCTATCCCGAAAGGCTTTGGCTGAATACCTGGATTGCTCTGTGTCCAGCGTCCGGCGCATGGAGGCCACCCGGCAGATACCCCCGCCCGTCACGTTCCTGACCATGAAACGATGGGACCGGGAGGCGATTGACAGGTCACGCCTCAAGGGGGGTAATAGCCCATCATCCGTGGACCGCATATTAACCGAGGCGCTACATGTCGCGCAAAACGATAACCGTCAAGGCAAGGCTCAAAGACGGAAGCGTCAAAACCTATCGTTATGAGCGCAAGGTAAAGCCAACGGTTCCCGGTTTTGGGACGTTGGGGCATATCATCGTCAGTTATCAGACAACCGCCGCTTGGCGGGCCTTGGGCGCGGGAACACAGACAGCCTATGAGCGGGCGTTCAAATACATCCCCGTCGAACTGCTTAATTCCCCGATAGAGAACATCAAACGCCGCAACATCCTGATGTTGAGGGAACTTGTGGCGATCCGTGGCGAGGGTCAGGCCAATATGGTTTTGGCTGTCATATCCCAATTATTCAAACACGCCATTGATTTGGATCTGATCGAAAACAACCCCTGCCGGGACGTGCCTAGGTTCAAGCAAAATCAGGGTGCGCCGTGGACCGAGGAACAAGTAACATACTGGCTTGAAAACGCCCGCGAGGAAATGCGCCGCGCGGTATTGTTGGCACTTGCCACAGGCCAGCGACGATCTGACCTTGTGCGCCTAACCTGGGGCCAATGGGACGGGGATTGGATCACCCTGACCCAACAAAAGACCGGCACAGAATTATCAATCCCGCTTGATAAAGAAATGCAGAGGGAGCTTGCAAGGTGGAAGCGGGAGACACAGACCACCACGATCCTTGCGACCTATCGGGGTAAACCGTGGACGCCCGAAGCGTTTTCAATAGCCTTTGACAGGGAAGTAAGGCGGCTGGGGATGGTTGGCCTATCTATTCACGGATGCCGCCACCTCGCCGCCACAAGGCTTGCACTGGCCGGGGCATCGGCCTTTGAGGTGGCAGCGATTACAGGCCATAAGTCATTGGGGAATGTGCAGCGATATACCCGAACCGCTGACCAGAAGCGCCGCGCGTCAAATGCGCTGGGGAAGCTGGTTTCTTTTGTCCAGACAAAAGGGACAAACGGGGCAAAATGACCAAGCCAAGACGTTGATATTTAAGCGCGATTTGGCTTGGTAATTAAATAGTTCATTTGTGTCAAATGCTTTGAAATCAATGACTTGCGGAGCAAAATATTTTGCTATCAGTCATTTTGCATCAGGGGTGTTCGCGTTTTGCCCCAGTTATCCGCACACGGACTAAATATCGGTTGGTTGCGGATAATCGGTTTAGATGCGGGGACTTTCACCCCTTGTCCCCATCACGTTCATGGGGTCATCCGCAGAAGTGCCGTGTTTACCCTCACACGCCTTTCGGGCCATGAGGCGGCGTGAACCGGTGTTATCGGACACCTCCGGTTCTGACCTCGTTAAAAATTTGCTGATTTCGTGGGCAACAATAATTCCAACCGCCAAGCAAGCGCCAATAAGCGCACCCCATCCAGATTGGGCGCTTCCGGCAATTACCATACCAACACCGACGCCGCCGAAGAACATTTGATCCTTATTCATCACCCTCTCCATTGCGCCCGCTGCGCCACCAGTTCAGCACCATACAAATCATACACCTGTGCGGCCAGTCTGTGCCAGCCATTTCGGGTGAGATGGCATCGAAAAGGCTGCCCGTTATCCCCCACGCCGGTTATCACTATTTGCTCCCCATCGTGGGTAATGTGTGCGGTCTGGGGTGTCTGGTAATTATCCATGAGGGCTTTGAACGCTAAAGTCATCAGGGGAGCCAATGCGGATTTGAAGGTCTGCGGGGCCACCTAGGGGTATGGCGCGAACGAAACCATGTGACCTAGCCTTGTGGCTTTCAACCGCCATCAGGGCTAGTTGGTATTCGCGTTCCTTCGCGGTCAGCTTGCGCTTTTCTGCGCCGACACGGATTGAATTGACGTAAGCCAGAATGTCATCGGCTGATCGGTAGTTGATGGGTCGATGATTTGGTTTCATGCGTCACCGTTTGGCTCAATAAAGTAAATCCGATCAGAAATAAAATCTGCCTCAAAAGAATCTGGAAACGTTTTGATAAAATCAACTATATACGGCTTATCTTCCAAAAACGCTTTATCAAACCCACGTCTGTTGTTTTCAAATGTTACAAACGGAATTTCGACAGATTCATATTTGCTCATGACACCGCCTTGATGGTTTTGCGCGCTTCAACGTGGTCTGTTGGGACCTTGCCAGTCTCCAAAAACTCAACAATCATCTGCGCCGCGAGTATAGCATCTTTTTTGCTCAAACCCCAATCAATAGATGCTAATTCCAACGCATATCCCCTGCGTTTTTCATCAACATCACAGTCCCATTGCCAATGGTTGAGGGACATTTCCACAACATCTTCTACCTCGTCACTCATTTGTATTGTTCCTCTAGGGTTTTCATGGAGACAAACGCAAAATCGCGGATTGAGCCATCCTCTACCGTCAATTCCATCACGCCCCATGACCAGCCGGTGAGGGTGTGCTTGGCGTAAGGTTCGACATATCCGTAGGGTAAGGCGCAACCAGGGTTAATAATCGTCACAAGGGACTTGGATCCCAGTTTCGGGGCCGTAATCGCCCGGGCCACATGGGTATGACCGAACACAACATCCGAGGTGAACTGATTGGCGATTGTGATTTCATTGGCCCCCATCGGTTTGCCCATTTTGGAATGAGGGACATGGGTGAAATCTACACCTGCGATTGAGTGATATGCTTTGAAGGGGGAATGGGTCCATTTCCGGTGCTTGAACATATCCTCAAGCTGCATCATCAGCATCCCGTATATGGCGGGGTTGCGTTCGGAATAGCTGTCAATGCGCCATTCGTGATTGCCGAAGGTTATGTGTTTTTTGCAGGGATGCCCGTTAAGCCCTGCGTCAATAGCGTCGAGGGCGAGGTTGCCGGATTCAAATTCCTCAAGGACCGTACCCTTGAGCCGTCCCGAATGGGTTTCATCGGGGACATACCGACAAATGCTGTCCATGGACATGAAATCACCCACTTGGGCGATGTAGTCTGCATTGATAGATCGGGCGTGTTTACCGATCCATTCAAAGCGGGATTTGTCAGAAATATGGGGGGAGTCGTGGCAGTCACCAACCGCGAGGATCTTGGTGATATGCGCAGGTCGGATGATTGGGGATATTGCGCTAGTCTGGCGCAAGCGGTCCTTATTGGTGCGCGCCCATTGTTTCAGGGTGCTTTGAGGCATCCCGAGGGAATCGGCGGCTTTGTTCAATGAAGGGGCGGCAAGGATGGCCGCAATTCGTCGCTCCCGTTCCGCGAGCGAAACGGGTCTAAATAGCACTATTTTTTGGCCGTGGGCTGGTAGGATGGCATTTCGCGGTCGGTCATGCCGGGTGCCACGCCCTTTGATCTTTCATAGGTTCTTAAAGTTCCTAGACCTAACATCCCGATTAGGACGGGCGTCATCTGGGACAGGTCAAGGACAGGAACATGGCCAATGTCTTTGCCGGCAAGCCACGCAATCCAGGTAACAAACGGCGAAACCACAAACGCCCAAGCGAACGCCGCGCCGCAGACCCACCCCACAAATGGACGCCAGCCTGAGACAAACACATTGGCATTGGCCGCTTCGGTCTTGTTCACGTCCAACTGCGCAAGGGCGAGTTTCATTTCAGCATCCAGCTCGGCGAGGTCGCCGCGCTGCTGCGCTTCCATTAAAGCTAGTTTGGCCGCTGCCGCCTGTGCAGGGTCCGGCCAAATCTTATCTACGACCTTCCCGAATAAGCCGGAAAGGCCCCCGATCAGACTGAGGGGGTCCATGATGCCTCTCTAGGTTTGGGTTACTTGCTCGTCAGGTCCTTGGCGGCTTTCTCAACGCCTTCCTCAACGTCACCAATGGCGACCTTGACCTTCTCACGGATCAGATAAATCCCGAGTGCGACTGCTGCGCCTGCAATGGCGATGAATAATGCAAGTTCCATGATGCTCTCCTATGCCTGTGCTAGATTAATGCCCTTGGTGATCTGCCCGATTGTGTAGGGCTGTTCCCCGTTCTCATGCTCAATGATGGCTTCGACGAGCAGGGACAACAGCGCGGGGCTTTCCTTGAGACTGATGCGGTCGTCAGGGCCGACACCGCAGTCCTTGGCTACATGCTCGATGTAGGCTTCCGTGTCGTTCTCATCTGGTGGTGCCCACCGGCTGATGATCTGGCGAATGGTCTTTAACCCGTACTTGGCTTCGTAATTGAGCAAGATTTTGGCCATTGCCCGGATGCCATAGACGGGGTCTTTGAAGGTGATAAAAGCGGGGTCATTTCCTGCGGGGTCCATGCCCTGCCAGTCCGTTGTCCCCTTGCGAATGTTACCCGGATTAAAATTGCGCAAGCCTCTTGGTGTCATGGTCAATCCCGCTTTAACAGGTTATCCAGACGCCCATTGATGCCCCGGAACCCTTCGTCGATCTTGTGTTCCATTGACGAAATTCGGCTTTCAAACCTGGTCTCAATCGCGCCCATTCTTTGTTCATATTCCATGCGTTTGATGGTATCTGCGGCACTTGCCACAACGCCGTTGATGCGGTCGTGAATGCCGTCAATATCGCCATCCAATCGTTCGGCGTGTTCTTTGACATCAGACTTAACGTGTCGGACAACCCAAGCGACAATCGCGCCCAGAATGCCGATAATGGCGACTTCAACCCCTACGGCAGTCCAATCCATGTGGCCCCCCATCACAATGCCAAAAATACAAACCAACTCGCGCCCATGATGGCTTCGGCATAGCGATTCCAGGGGTCAAGTTTTTGAATTTTCCAAGTGACGTAATATCCGAGCGATGCAATCATTCCGGCGAGGGCCAGAAAATTCGGATAACCCAAAAGACACAAAACGCCGTTAGCCAATATGGCGGGCGCAATGAACTTGGTCAGAAACGCCCGAACGTACGGCCATGCGGGATCATCACCACGCAAAACCGAACCGTTCCCGATGGTGAAATAGCCAATGGTCAAGGCTGCGGCACATGCCGTCAGGATCAGATCAGACGTGTTGAGGTAAAGGATAGCCGCCGCCGCAACGGCCCCAACCACAAGGATATATGACCGGCGCAAATGCGCCCAGCCACCAAGGCACATGCGCCACGCCGCGCCGAAGATCAAGGCAATCGCGGGAATCATGGGGTTATTTCCGGCACAGGCACAACCGGATTGCCCGTCATGTCAAAATACTGATCTGGCGAACCAAGTTTGACCGAACAGGAAGGGCCAACCGCCCAGATGTAACCCGCAGGCGGGTCAACATTTCGGAAGGTAAACGGGCCTGTATCGGCAGGGATGGTTTCCCATATTTCGACATTGACCACTGGATGCTGTCCGGCTTGATCTGTAAATGACGTGTTAATTCGTGCTACGCGCATTTTAGTTTCCTACCAAAGTTCAATTCTGACGCCGCCTGTGCCGCCTGTGCCGGGGTTTGCATCGCCACCTCCGCCACCACCAAAAGCACCGCCTGAATTTGTGCTTAAAATTGTCGCGTTTGGTGCGCCCGGTTGAGGCCCTGTGGTCACACTAGCGCCTCCAATATTTATCTGGGGATTGCTGGTTGTTTTTAAGCCGTAACCGCCCGGCATCCCCCACCCGCCGCCGCTACCGGCAACTAAATTGGCCACGGTATCAGCGCCCGCGCCGCCGCCTCCGCCATCACCAGACGCGGCGTTACCTGCCGCGCCATTGCTTACGGCGTTTGTGCCATTCGCGCCCACAGAAGTCGTGCCACCTGCGCCGCCACCACCGCCGCCCGCGCCTGCTCCGTTACCGTTGCCGCCTGTGCCGCCGGAGAAATTAGTGTCTCCGCCCGAAGCCGTACCACCCGCGCCACCAGAAGCTCCGCCGCCCGTTCCACCAACCGCAGTTAAGAGATACGCGCCCCATGCCGCCGTGGTCGTGCCGCCTGTATTGCCGGTTGCACCTGTTGTTCCGCCTGCCCCAATTACAATGGTTACAGGGAAGGGTGCTGTGGTTTTCTGGGCATTGCCGCCCCCACCACCGCCGCTGCCCCCCGTTCCATTACTCCCGCCGCCACCGCCGCCAAGAACGGTCACCCGCATTTGACGATAGTTTTTTGTCGGGTCTGGGGTGTAAGTTTGCGAAGTGGTTATGTCGATTTTAAAATAAGCGGCAATGGGACCTGAATTTGTCCCCGCCTGCGGGATACCCGATACAGGCAGCCGCGCGGGGGAGATTGACTGAATATCAGCCATCAGTAATGAACACCCTGCGCCTGAATTGAGGCGGTCTGTGCGGTGCCAATCGCGCCGTATAGACGTTCGGTGATGTAAACGTACCAGGTTGAATTATCGGGTGCGCCTTGGACCCGAACCGGGTAGTTCGCCACCAACTCGTTACCCGTCAGCACCGCAAGCGTTCCTGCACGAACCGCACCACGGTTTGACCCGCCGATGCTCAAAGAGGTTGCGCCCGTGTTGGTGTAAGACGGGATAATGTCGAACACCTCACCACCCGAAAACGTGATTGAGGTTGTCGTAATCGTGCCGTTCTGCGATACGATTGAGACCGTCTGATTGTTCGCTGATCCTGTCGTGGGAGCCGCGCCAACGTAATATTTTGAGGACAGCGAAAACTGACCGTTTGACACCGATACAATGGGCGAAGGATAAACTGCGCCCTTCAACGGAAGTCCGTTGGTTTCGCTGATTGTGGTCCCGTCCGGCTGCGTGAAGTTCTTGAGCGTCAGGGTCGGATCGGACGCCGTGAAGCTGGCCGTAATTGGAAGGATGTTGAAGGTCGTTCCCGCATCCGGTGACTTGTAAAGCTGCACCGATGACTGTGACGTTTGCGTGGTCGTGGCAATCACGCCGATTTTGGTAATCAGCGAGCCATCAGGCCCCGCAACTGCAATCAGCTTGGTCTGTGTCGGGGATGAATAGTTGGTATTCGACGCCGTTAAGGAAGTCTGGTAGTCGAAACGGACATTCGAGAATGTGGGATAGGGGGACGGTGACAACATGGCTTACCTCTTAAAGCGCCACGGCATAGGCGATTGCCTGCGCCATTGAAGGGGATGGAGTGGGGTTGGTTGACTTGGACGTGACGCGCCCAAAGGCGTCCGTGGTGATGGTCAGGGAGACCGTGTTTGATCCGACTGTCGAAGCCGTCCCTGTGGTGGCCAATGACACCTGCTGTTGTTCATTGGAGGACGTGTTGATGGTCGCCACGACAACAGGGGAAAGCCCTGCAAACTTCTGACTGAGATAGCCCGCCGTGGTATCGGCAAGGCTGTTGAGGACGGTCCCTGTAGTGCCGATTGTCGAAGCGGTCGCGATTGCGGCCTGAAGCTGGCCGAAGTTCACAGCACCCGTTGACGTGGTGGCGCTGTTCAGTCCTGTAATTGTGCCGGCCATCGTGATGGACGAAACACTGGTCAGCGATGCGCCACCGAAGTCAGTCTGCTGAACAAACTTGATCGTTGTGCCGTTGCTGTATATCCGTGACGTGCCATAAGGCAGGGTGATGGCAGACCCGCCCGAAGTCTTGATTGTGACCGTGTACGAGCCAAGGGTGCATTGATTATCAACGTCCCACGTGCACTCGACAGAAGGGGCGGTAATCACCACATTGGACGAAAGGACGCCGGTAAAGACCAGAACGCCCTTTGATGCATCGTCTGTGGAATAGTTGGCCGTGGTCAGGGTATAGGCTGACAATCCTGTAAGGGAAATTGTCGCCAGCCCGCGCCCATCGTCAATCTTTTGGATTACGGCGTTGAGTTTGGGTGCGCCCCAGGTATTGAGATTATCCCCCTGCCCCTGTTGTTCTAGGCGCAAGCGTGTAGTTGGGGTGCTAGTCATCTAGCCTCCATTGGTGTAGAATGTGCGGATGATTGATGATCAGACAGCGCGCATGGCGCTAAACGCATTCGCCGCCGTTATTGGCGGCAAGTTGCGAGATGCTTACTTATCTTGGCGCAAGAAGCCCGGACGTGATCCCGACAGTGGCGGCGGGCATTACGCCGCTTACCAGTGGGGACAAAAACTGAGGCGTTTTTTTCGCGGCATCCGATAGAGCCTTTTGTGACGCCAAAAGAAATTGCTTTTTAGCCCCCGGTGACAGGTTATCGGCAATCATGCCCATAAGAGAGGACGCTCCACTTATGGGAGCGCCAATCATGCCATTTGCCGCCAATGATGACATGGCCTGACGCCCCCAAGGCGAATACATTGCCGTCCCACCAGCAAGACCCGCCCCCATGCCAAGCATGTGCGCCGGTTCAAGCCCTAGGCCATGGCCCGCCAATGCCCCAAGCCCCAATTCTACAGCACTTCTAAATGGGGTCCCGCTATCGGGAACGGTGCTGCCAATAACTTGTTCTGCGTCATTCGCAAGCTGCTGCAAATCGCCACCCTTCATGCGGGTAAACTGATTTTTTCCAATGCTTCTTTTGAGTGCTGATTGCAACTGCCCCGGCGTGAATGTCGCGCCAGTTTTCGCGCTCGCCGCTGACGCATCTTGGAGAGTGTAAAGCTGCGCCCATGCCTTACGAATATCGCCATAGTTTGCACCTTCTGGCGTGGTGATATCCTGATTAGTGCGGGCAATGTTTTCTTGAAGTTTCGACTTAAGGGATTTGAAAACGTCCCCCAATTCCCCGTCAGAACCACCGCCTGTTGCAAAGTTATCCACTTTTTTGCCAACATCTGACAAAAGGGATTTTATACTTTTGCCGTCAACCGCGCCGCTTTGAAGCTTGGGCTCTACAAACATATTATAGAACCTATCAAAGACGCCCTTTTGCTGTTCAGGGAGTTGCGCCGCTGCGGTTTTAATGCTTTGCAGGTCTGCGGATAACTGTTGATCAACGGGCAGCGAAAGGCGCGGTAGTAGCTTGTTTTCCGAATCCGCTACTTGATTCCAGACACCATCAAAGCCGTGTTGGGTAACGTCCCCATCATATTTTTTCCCGATGCCACTGAGAACCTTGTTCCAGGCTGCCTTTACAAAGCTGTCCTGACCTTCATTTAGGCCAGATTTGATCGCATCACCCATTAACGGGACGCTGGTGGCGCCTTCTTCAAGTCGCTTAATGGATCCCCCGACCACCTGACCCGGCAATAGTTTGACCCCTGCATCGCGGAGGCGTTGAACCGCAGGATCAATAGCGGGGGCAATCGCCTTTCGAAATAAATCCCCCGCCCCACCCAAAGCCGCGCCAAAGGCTGCCCCTTGGCCTAATTGGTCAAGTTTTTCGTCAACAAATGTTTTGTTGGGATCAATCGCAGGGGTCAATGCCCCTGCCGCCGCACCCTGTAAAGCACCTGTGCCAATAGCGCCAACCAAACCAGAACCAACACTGGGAACCATGGCCCCGATTGCCACCGAAGCGGGAACGTTACCCGCCATACGCGCCCAATCAATGCCAGTCTGGCCAGACTGTTGGCGTTGAGCCTCATATTGATTTGTTTCGTTCGCAATGTTTTGTTTTAATTGTTCAGCCGTTGGCGCGATTTTGTCGCCCAACACATTGTTGGCCAATTTATCAAGCCCCAAAACAGACGCTCCATTGGCAATCGCTTGCGCGCCCGCATCTAGGGGATCCATAAGACCGCGCCCTAGACCAGCCAAAAACGAAGGGCCGCCGTTCGAATTGACGGGCTGTTGTGGCGCGGGTGTTGCAAACTGACCCGTCTGGGCATAGGACGCCCAAGGGCCGGTTTCAGTTTGTGCGGGTTGGTAGCTTTCCCACGGACCCGCCATCACTGCACCTTCGTCCATGAGTTCGGATCAGCCGGATTGCCGCCGTTGAATTTATAACCACCTTCAACATGACCCGCAGGCGGCGCGTATCCATATGACTTCCGCGCGTTGTCAATGTAACTCTGCGTCGGGTGTTCCTTCATCCATTGCAGGGTGAAGGCTTGGGGATCAAAGGGTTTCATGGACTTTGAAGCATCAAGACGCGCCTGATTCATGGCCTGCATCCAGTCCATTGATCGGTTCGCCAGCCCCGCGCCTTGTGAAATAATCTCTTGGTTCGCCTGCGGTGTATTGCCTGCGGAGGCATTGGCTTTGGCAAAGTTTTCGATTTCAATCTTCATCGGGCGATTGCCGGGGATGGACTTCATCTGGTCGATAATGTTGCCCATGCCATTTTTGAACACGATATTTACAGCATCGGGGTCCACCTTGGACAGACGCGGGAATCCAAGCTGATCCATAACCGCGTTAGCTTCACCCAATGACGGAGCAAGCGGGCCAGACTGGAACCGTTTAAACGCCGCTGCCATGTCATCAAGTCGCTGTTTCGTGCTTTGAAGGGCTTGGAAGCTCTCGGGCATCTGAGCCAGCATTTCCGCATTGGCTTTGCCCGTCCCTTCCATGATGGACTTTTGTTCGGGGGTGTAGTCCGTCTGTAGCCCACCTGTTGCCGCCATCTGAGGCAATACCGCGCGGGGAACCTGTGTCGGAACGCCGTTGACGATTGCCGTCATGGGTTCAAACATATTGCGATACTGAATATTCTGACGTTCTTCCTGACCCTGTGCGCCGATATTGCGGCGTTCTTCTTGACCACGCGCGCCGATTTTTTGCAATTCAAACGGCTGTTGTGCGTTTGCAACTGCTCCGGCGTTCCCGCCTGCGACCTGTGCGCCTGCCTGAACCGCGCCGGGCATATTCATGACCGAACCGTCAGGACCGATCATGCGGTAGTCCTTGCCCATCTGTTCGGCCAAAGACTTACCCTGAACGGCATTCAAATATCCCGGCGCTACAACTATGCCCTGCGGGGTCATCATGTGCCCCTCGCCCAATTTGGGGAGCGCGGTCATCTCATTAATGAAGTTCGCACCGTTGCCGTTCATGATGGCGGCCTGCGCGCGGCTTCGCATGTCTGGGGATGCGTGTGCTAATAATCCACCGACCATTTGCCCTGTTGGAACGGTTGTGGCGGGTTGCGCGGGCGCGCTCTGATCGCCAGGATCATCTGGCGTTGTCACCTGACCGGGCTGGCCAAATAACATGCCGCGCTGGTAATCTAATTGCTTCTGTGCCATGCCAGACTGCGCCATGAAGTTCCAGAGACTATTCCCACCCCTGAGGGTGTCGATAATCATTCCGATCTGTGCGCCTGTCGGGAGGTCGCCAAAGCCTGTATTGGCTAATAGACCGAGATTGGCGTTTGACGGAGGGACTGCGGGTTGGTTTTCTGCCATGTATTAGCCCCCGCACATTTGAGCGATTGCGTTGCCCGTGGCTTTTCCGGCCATATTGTTTGCACCCATTTTTGACGGGTCCATGTCGGCAAAGGTTTCGGGCATCATTTTTTGCATAACCTGACCAGCGGCCTGCTGCATCCAGTTTGGTTGGTCTGGCTGCTTTTGCTGTTGAGGCATTTGACTAAATAAGCCGGGAACTGGACCATACCCCTGTTGCGTTTGATCGCCATTTTGCGGGTTTTGCTGGCCAAACATATTTTGTGCGGCCATTTGAATCGCTGACTGGAACAACCCCGGCTTTGCACCATCAGGAATGACATTCCCTGCTTGGAACTGTGGTACGCTTTGGGCGTACTGCTGCCCCGGTGCCATCATTGGCTGCTGGTAAGGCATCATGTTTAAGAGGTTTGGTGACGACATGACGATCTCCCTAACAGAGCGACATTGAGGTCTGTCCCTCGCTGCCCGTTTTGTTTGTAGTTGAACCCGCTGTAAACGGTGCGCCATTCATGGCCGAGAGAACGCCCGAGCCTGTGTTGATGCGCTGCAAGCCGAAATTGCGGTTATTCAGGAAATCCTGATATCCCATCGTATTCTGGTTTTGCTGTGTGGCCTGTTGGCTGTTGCCCATGCCCATCAGTGAATTGAGGTAGCTCAGGTTGGCATTCTGGTTATTTGTTCCCAAAGCACTCAATGAATTACCTGCGTTCAACCGCGCTTGGCTTAAAAACTGTTCGGCGTTGTTTGTGGCCCCTGCGTTGAACTGATTGGCGTTGTTCTGCGCCGTTGCCCCGAATTGCGCCATGTTGTTGTTGGCCGCTTGATTGGCGAGGGATACCGCCTGAGACTGGCCGGCATTAAACTGGCCTTGCTGGTTTGTCGCATCGGCGTTGAATTGCCGTGAAGCGTTAGATGCCTGCTGGTTGGCCGCGTTCGCCTGCTGCTGCAACTGCGCCTGTGTGATTGCATTTTGATTGTTCGAGGTCGCGTTGAACTGATTGTTCTGCGTCCCCGTCGCGGCGTTGAATTTAGACACGTCCGACAACTGCCCGCTGTTTGCGAGGTTGGCTTGAAGCTGACGGCTTAAATCCTGCTGTGCGGCACCTTGGGCATTGGTGAAGTTGCCCTGGTTCAATCCCGCAAGGGTCTGGGCTGCTGTGCGCTGCGCCGCTTCATTGGTCAAGGCATCCGCGACACCCTGACGCGAGCCACCCCAAGCGTTCTGAGCGGCGGCGTTCATGGAATTATTCATCAACTGACGCTGTGTGTTCAGGTTCAACTGATCCAGCGTGGTGTTGGTGACATTTTGTGTAAATGGGTTCATATACGACGACAGGTCGGTCTTGGCCAAGGTCGGAGCATCGGCAAGATAAGCCTGTGCGCGTTCGGCTACTGATTGTGAAGCAGGGCCGATTTGCGCGGCGTTCATGCCTGACGGGTCCCAACCCGACGCGGTATAGCCGAAGGATGATGCTTGAGCCGCAGGGCCACCCGTTGCCGCCGTATATCCTGCGGGGCTGTAACCCTGCACTGATTTGTTGATATTAGCCGCCGCGTTATCAAAATAGCCCTGATTGGCCGCGCCCAAGCCTGAATTATCAAATGCCCGCTGTTGAAGCTGCGAGACACCCGCGCCCAACGGACCTGAATAATTCTCTTGCTTAGACAGCAAATCACCCGCGCCGTTCCCCAACTGAGTGGCATAAGGCATGACCACATTGGTCAGGTAATCCCTCAGTGCCGGGTCAAGTGTCTGGGAACTGGTGCTATTGCTGCTACCCTGTGATCCAGTTAAACAACTCATGCTCGCCTCATTTCGTTTTCAAGGGCCGCGCAATAGGCGTCAAAGCCTTCGCTGCTCCATGTGCGGCGCATTTCAACGCCAGCTTGTCGCGCGTACTCGTCGCCACCGACGAGGCGCATTGCCATCAAGATCAAATCTGCGTAAGAGGACCGGAGAACAAACGCGATATGCAGGTCAGGCTTGGTCCCCGACTGCTCAAGTTCGTTTGCGATCTGCCAGTTAATGATTGCCGTTTCTAGTAACGGCTGGAATGAAACAAAGTTCCGCGCATAGAACGGAAGGCGGGGGAGCCTTATCAGCGCATCCCAGAACGCTCGGTGAATTGCGGAATCGTCTAGGTCATTGTCGCAGTCAATGAGGTCATCCCACACATGGGCGATGCCACAAACGACCTCTGCGAACTCAATAGCTTCCGCGTTTCCTAACAACCACCTATTGACACACTCGCGGAACCTGTCGGCCTTAGCGTTGGTAGACAATCCGGCGAACTCTCTGCAACGCGCGACACGTCACATAATCAGCGGGGTTCAATCCCCTGTATATCTTATGACTGTCCGATAGTTCCGGCTGCCCCCATGCGTAGCCGGAAATCACTTGCCGCAACTGTGACCACTCATTGACGCCCTGTTGAATGGCGCGATCCAATGCAAAAAGAATCTCTTGCGGGCTTGAATACCAGGCCGATAGTTTAGCCGCGTCATTGGGCGACTTTGCCTGACCAATCACCCTTGAGGCCCATGCAATCGTGTTGTTTATCGGTCTGCCGACTGCCTTGAGCAATACCGACATATTGACGTTTACAACCGGGTCGATGTCTTGTTTCCCCGTGGGGGATACGCCCATCCATGTGGCGTAAATTCCATCCGAGACACAAACGGGCTTCATGGGGCCATCAATTATCTTTGATATCTGCCGCGGTTGAGCTAGGCCATGCCGCAGAAGCATCATTAGAATGACGGCTGTACAGTCTGTGTCAGACGGCATTGAACCGTCTTTCTGGTATGTAAACGTCCCCGGCAAGGTCGGGCTTTCGAAGGACACGCAAAAATCAATCGTGGGCTTTGCATCCCTGCACCCCAACTGATCCAGATGATATTGAACCAATGCCGAGGTGAACGGATCAGGAAGCGATACCGAGCCAGACGGCTTGTGCAATATCGCGGGGTATGAACCGTCCTTTGCCCTTTGCTTCAAAACATCATCGTATGGCGTGAATTTAGACGCCAAGACTGGAATCATCGTTTCGCGCCGGTCGGTCGAATGTCAAATCGCACCGCGCCCATGCGGGCCGTGTTGGGAGCGCCCGAGAACACCAGTTTCGCCCCTAATTGCCTCGCTGCCACACGAAGGTCATATTTCAGCGTTGAATTGCCAATCGTATATGGCCCGTAGATCGTCACTGAATCCTGCGGCCAGTGACGGGCATAGAGGGACACCGAACAGCCACCTGTGAAGTTCTTGAAATCAGGGATAATTCGTGTAATCGGAACAATGCCCTCGCCTTCCGCGATTTCCTGCGGGAATATCTCCATCGAAGCCGAGAAGCTGGCCCCGTTCCCGCTTGTTCCCTTGTCGTGGTAATACACAATCCCATCGGTGCCGGTCATGATCGGATAGGGTAAAACGCCCTGATCGCAGCCCGCCGTCCGTGTGAATATTCCTTGCGACCACCAGCCATTGTCTAGTTGAAGCGAGACATACCTGGAGCATTCGGTTCCGTCCCGATTGTCGGGATAAAGCCACCACACTTCGTTAAAGCGTGAATTGTACCAGCCATAGACCTTCTCGCCCTGACCGGGGGCGATGTTGTTGAACAGGTCAGACTTCAATGAGCAGGGGACATCCTCAACAACCGCGCCGGCATAGCGGAAGAATTGAGCGTTATTGCCCATCCAGTAAATGATACCATTGGCATCAACCGCTGCATTGGGGCCGATAATCCCACACCCCACCCCGAGCAGGGGGAAACTGTAGATCAGCGGATCACCAGGCAAATACCGCATGCCATAAAGGGCCGTGTCGGTGAATATCAAAGACTGGTTGCGAGTGGCCAAGCCTTTGAGGATTTTGGTCCCCTCGGATAGCTGGAAGTCACCCGCCTGATTTGTGGTCGAAGGCGTCCATGTCGTGTTATTGCCTTGATCCGACCATCTTACCGTGAGGGGCGAAACAGTCCCATCTGATACCCTTGCCGTCCCACCCAAGGCCAGTATCTTTTCACCCGTCACCCAAGCGCATGAAGCGGTATTCGGGCAATTCGTGATCTGATAGGCGTAAGGCTCAAGCTTCAGGCTTGCGAGCGTGATTGACCCCGCGAAACTCGCATCTTTCGAGAATGACAGCGGCGTCGTTGCAGTTGCAAGGAAGGTGGATACAAACGTCCCCGATGCTGAAATAGCCGACCCGACATTCTGCGACCCAAGCATGACCTGACACGTCCCCGCCGAACGAGTGGCGGTAATCGTGGCGCGGTAATAACCCCCAACCGATGCCGAGGATATTGCGATTGACAAGGTAGAAGCACTACCCGCCGTCGCCACCCCTGCGTTACCTGTGACACTCCAACCCGTTCCTGCCGTCCATGACGCCGTGGTGGCAAATGTCGTATCAAGGTTCAGTTCGGTGTTGGACGTGACGGGCTGGAGTTCATAAACCCCGTAGCCGCGAGGATTGCAGATCGTGTATTGGCCCCAGGAATCCAGTGACCATGTGCGGGGATAGGTCTTGCCCGCTAGCTGTGAAGTCCCGTAAGACCCCGACCCATAAGTGCCGACGCCATACCCACCCTGCCCCAGACCGTCCACATTGCCCGGTGCGAGTTGATAGTTCGCTACCACCACACCGCCGCCGCTTGAAGTGGAGGACGCGGTAGAGGATGCCGTGACGCTGTAATAGTCCGTTGATACCGAGGTCAACTGATAGACCCCTGATAGGGTTATGCCGCCAACCGCTGCTGTCTGGAGCGCAATATTGACATAGGATCCCGTAGCCCGCCCGTGGGCAGGGTCATTGATTGTGACCGTTGTACTTGCAAGGCTTGTGGTGACTGCCGCAGAAAGAACGCTGGTCTTTTCAAATGGCGTCACGTCATACAAAGAACCCGCAGTCCAAGCGTATAGCTTGCTATGTGTTCCTGCGACCAGAAACGGGTTGCCCAACAAGTCGGCGTTGGCAAACAACCCCCGGCACGTGCCGGCGAAGGTTGAGCCAATGGCATCTTCCCACCCGCCTATTACCTCCGCATAGGGTTCATTGCCCACTTGGCGAAAGCGCATTTTATCGGCTGCGACCACACGCCCTTTGGCTGCGACCGAACTGTCATCAGCCACCACCCCGCCGCCGAGTTGAAGTGTAAAGTGGGGCATTACACCGCCGTCCCGTCTGGATAGCGCCAGATGGTATTGTCTGAGAATACCAGGCGCTTGTTGCCCGCAGGGTTGGACACCAATGCGATGCTGTTCTGAAACCGCGTGTCCGATGCGCTTGGAAGGGTCGCCGTGGTCAATAGTTTCAGCTTGAACAACTGCACCCGCGACACGGTATCAACGCGCTTTTCCAGTTCCTCAAGATATGCACGAAGATCAGGCGGGGCAGACGCAGGAACCGGCATTAAACGACTTTGACCTGCAACGGTGTCGCGCCATATCGCGCATACAAATCCTGCGCCTTGATCTGGGCGAGGTTTTCAGCATAAAGCCCCGCCCACATACCCAGACGCCCGTCATCATTCAGGAACGGGGCCGAGTGAAGGGCCGAGCCGTACAGGTAAACCGCCGGATATTGGGTCAACAGCCAGTTTGTCGTATTGGTGGACGAAAGTGCCGGGACGGTCTGGTAATAGACGAAATTGATGTAATAGGTTGTGTCTGGGATTGGCGCGACGCGAAGTTTATTGCCTGTAATCGCAAAGGCCAAAGGTGTCGAATTGGTCCCGCCGTTCAGATAATTGCTGAACAGTGTTTGCGGTGTCACCGATGCAATAGTCTTGGCATTTGACGATATGCCCGAAGATACCGTGTCAATGTATGCCGCGCGAAAAGTCGAATAGTCACTTGGGAGCGATACCGAATAGTTGGAGGTCGAGACCGTTAAAAGGGTCGTGACTTCCATATCCTGCACTTGAAGCTGGCGATTGACGTCACTCTCGCAAAGCGTAATCCAGTCCGGGATATAATTGGTCAAATCATCGCGCATCAATAGGTTGGCGATGGCTGTCTGTAATCCCGAATATGAACTAAGCGCCATTTATTGCCTCATTGATCTTATCGCGCGCCGCCTTCTGCCTGCGGTGATATTCTGCGATTTCTTCTTCCGTGACAGGATCGGGGGCTAGGTCGTAGGTCCACTTGGCCCCACCCCAATGGCCCACCTTCTTTGACAAATCATGGTCGATATAGGCTTTGAACCCGCGCTTGCGGCACATGTGGAAAAAGAACGTATCCTCTCCGATGTATTCCTGGCGCTTGTCATCCCAGCCCATTGGGAACCACGGTTGCGGGAAGTCCTTGAATATCTCGGCCTTCATGCACATGACGCCGAAGCCTGTATGCAATACTTCCTCCAACCCCGTGGATTCCTCGCGGGTGTAACGGTGCAGACCGTCCATCCCGATGGTCACAGGGGTATGAGGGGGCTTCTTGCGGATGTAATTGACCCCCACCAAGGGCAGATCGTGTAAGATCAGCTTGGTGAAGGTCTCGGGTGCAAAGTCCATGTCGCTGTCAACGAAGATCAGATGCGTGGCACCAGCCTTCAAGGCTTCCTTGACCGGAATGGTTCTGGTCAACGGCAACATGGAACTTTCACAGGTGTTGATGCCGACTACCTGCTCCTTTGCTATGCCCGTCATGCAGACATGAGCGAGGTTGAGAGCAACTGCGGCGGCTGTCTCGCTGACCATTGTTCCTGTGGAGGGGAGTAAAACGCGCAGATGCAGATGCTCAAGCGGTTCGGTCAGCACTTATAAAGCCTCGTCAGTTGTTTTGAGCCATTTGTAGTCAGCGTCCCTCAACAGGGACAAAAGCGCCTCGTCGTCGTTCATCAGATTGACGCCGCGCTCATTCCACATCTTTTCGACAAGCCACATCGGGACGCGGGCGACGAGGTGATGCCCCGTCCCCTCGCTTCTCCCGATGCTTTCCATCATGGAAATGGGGTTGTCCCCATTCATGGCCTTGCGGTTCAGGTCTAGAATGTCCCCAACCGCGCGGGTCGATTTCAGGTTTTCAGTGACGTTGCCGTCGCCATCCACCCAGGTCTCCCGAATACCTCCGAGAGACCATTCACGCCCTAGTAATTCCATCAGCCACCCTCAATCGGGACGATGTTGACGTTAGCCGTACCTGATACGGTACGAATTGCCGCCCATTGGGACTGGCCCATCACATTCAGAAACTGGCTGTCAGACACAGAAACCATGATGCTGGTTGACGTGGCTGTCAGACCTGCTGAACTTGCCCCGAATGTGACGTAAATTGACCCCGCGTCGGTGCAAACTCGCACAAACTTGGGATTTACCTTCGCGGCACATTGCGGCAGGGCAATAACGGCAGACGTGGTTGTCGCCGCCGCATAGGTCCCTGCCGTTGTGACTTGATAGGCGTCAAACTCAACCGCCATTACGGACGGAACCTTGCGATGAAGGTTGCGGTGTTCGCGGTTGAAGTGGACCCGTTGGTGGTCACTTTCAACACGCTGTTACCCGTCGCAATCGTGGTGGTGTTGTACGAGAACGTCGAATAAGACGCCGTACCTGCCGCCGTGCCCGCAACCGGGAAGGTCAGGATTGACCCGCCAGTGACGGTGACGTTATCAATCGCAAGCGTGACCGTTGCCGGGTTGCCCGCGATTGTGGCTGCTGAAACAATATTGAAATAAGTCAGGTTCCCCGGACACGGCACAGGAACATACACGCTGCCCGTAGTCTGCAAGGGAATAGAGCCAGACACCACTTTTTCGGCATCTGTCGGATTGGGATCTGGTAGCGCCATCTTGGCCTCCTAAAAGAAAAGGGGCGACATTGCTGCCGCCCCTGAGGTTGTTCCGCTAATGGCTAGGCTTAGGTCGTGGTCAAATCCGCAACCACGCCGCTGGCTGCGTCGTTCAGGCTCATCAAGCCATATTCCGCAATCAGCATGCGCTTGGCCGCGTCACCCGTGGTCGCCAGTTCCTTCAACTGCACAGGACGCAGGTAGGCGACCTTGAACTTGTCAGTCTCAAGAACGAAGCAATCACGTTCACGCTGGAAGCGGTTCGGGACCACCTTCAACACGCCGAAGTCGGACTTGTACACGTCCAAAGCCGTGGACAGGGTGCCGTCCGAGGTGTCTTGGAAGCGGGTGCTGTTACCAGTGAAGCCCGAAATCACCTGCTTGTTGAACGGGCCAACCGAAATCATGTTCGGCTCACCGCCCGATGCAAAGCACTGACGGATGACGTTCTTGAGCGAGGTTTCAGACAAAGCGCGCTGGGTGCCGTCCGTTGCCACGGTGACCAAGGTAGTACCGAAACCACCGTTGACGCCCGAAGCGCCCAAGTCCGTGTTGGTCTTGAGCCACGCGCGCAAGCCTGCCGACTGACGAGCCGTTGAGGCCGTACCAGCGGACGAGGCGAAGTTGGTCATCAACAGACCTTCAATGTCGCGCTTGAGTTCTTTGGTCTTTTTGGTGATTTGGTAAGCCAGTTCCGACTTGCGGCCTGCCTTGTTCACCACTTCCTGCGTACCAGCGATGATGACGGTCTTGCGGGAGATCTGGCAATAGTTGTTCAAACGAACGGTTGCCGTGACGGCTTCGTAAGACGAAATATCATCGCCTTCAATCTGCACGTTCGCGGTGTTAACGGCCGCCAAGGCATCGGTCTGCCATTCGAACTTGGTGTTCTCGGCGGTAGCCTTGCCGATTGAGTTCTGGAACGGAACGTCAACCGGGCTGATGTTGGAGATCAGGTCGGCAAGCTGTTCGCGGATGCCGATTGCCTGATAAGTCTGGAATGTATTTGCTACTTGGGCCATGGGTTATCCCCTATAAATAACGTTCAAGGATAGCCGCCGCGTCATCTGTGGAGCGCGCGCGACTGATGTTTGTCTTGTCCGCGCCGAATTGTTGCTGTGTGCGTTGGTCAGATGTTCTCTGGGCTGCTCCGGGTCGAGCAACAGGGGGAAGGTTTTTCACTTGTTCCGGTGCTTTACTGGCCTTTTGGGCAAGTTTGCGTCCGTTCACCGCGTCACGCGCAGCAATAAGGAAAAACGCGCGATCCATGCCGCCAAGTGCCTCTTGGGGTACGCCAATCTCCAACAGGTAGTCGATGATCTCCTTCTGGAGGGTCGGACCTGCTTTTGGATCAGCGAACTCTGGGGCCACTTCGATCAGCTTGTTCCATTCAGCCTTAATCATTTCGGCCCGCTGCGCCTCGGCTTGTGCCTTGGTCTGGGCTTCGATCTGCTGCTGTGCCTGGAATGTCGCTTGGATCAACTGTTGATCTGCCTGCGCCTTGGCTTGCAGTTCAACGTATTTGGCGGGGTCGCTTTGCGCGAGGTTGAGCCAGTCTTGCTGGGTCATACGCGCAACTTCACTGTTGGTTACTCGTTCCAGTAGCGCCTTTTGAAGCACTGGTAACTGCTTCGCAAATTCGGCGGCTTGCTGTAACTGCGCTTGCGTTTGGGCTTCAAACGCTTTGCGCTGTTCTGCTAACTCGTTTTGTCCCCGACGCAGGGCCGTATCTCGTTCCGTTTCCCGTTGCAGGACGTATTCCTGTGTCTTGGGAGGGAGGGAATCCCATACTTCCTTCTGTTCGGCAGACCACGACTTGGGCGGTTCCAGTGAGGGACTTTCATCCGTCTGTTCCTGCTCGGTCGTGTCGGCACTCTGCGGTGCCTCAGCTTGCGCTGATTCCTGTACAGGCTTGGGAGGAGGAGCCTTGCGCTCTACCCGCTCGCTAACCCTGTTAAATTCTGCTTCGTCGCCATCCTCGGCGGCAAACAACCGTTCAAGCTGGTCAACTGCCTCGGTTGTGTCTGAAATCGGCCCCAGATCATTAAAGGGGGGCGGCTTTACACTGTCGTTCTCTACCTGTGCCATTGTTGGTCCTTACATGCCAATCCGGCCACGCACTCGCTGGAGCATGGAGAGGGACTTGGCTGCGATTTGCCCTGTTTGGATAATGGTTCGCAGGTGATTGCGTACCTGATCTAGCGCGTGGATTTCTGCCCACGCCGTTTCGCGCACTGCCGGGTCTTTGGCACCGCGCCACGTCTGAATTAAATGCTGTTCAAGGGTTTCAAAGGCTTCGACTAGGAACGGTTCGCTCATTAACCGTTCGACATGACTTCCCCGCTGGCGCTCAAGTTCCAACTTGGCAGCTTCGCGTTCCTGTGCGTCGGTCATTAAATCTTGGGCTTACCGATCATCCAGACGCAGCCTGGGAGCATGTGAACCATTTGGAAGTTCTCAGTCACAGCCTTAATCACGCCGGGGTTGAAGTCGTTGAAATCATGGCCACCGATCATCCCCATTGGGCGAACCTTGGGCCACCATGCGAGGATATCGGCTAGTACGTTGTCGTAATCATGGGCGGCGTCGATAAACACAAAGTCAACCGTACCGTCCAAGAATTCCTTGGCCGCTTCCACGCTGGTCTTGCGGATGGGGACAACCACGTCCTTAACGGGGCGGGTGTTCTCCAGAAAACGGTCATACAGGGTGCCGAGTATCACATCATCATCGGTGACGTGTTCATCGGATCCTGCCCAGGTATCGACGCAGTAAAGTTTAATGTCTTTGCCTGAGTTAACAATCTCAACGCCCATGAAAGCCGCTGACTGACCCTTCCATGAGCCAACCTCGACAAACATGCCCCCGTTCGCGGTGGTATCAATGGCGAGTTTGTAAGCGTCCTGAAAGTCAAAGAACCCTTCAAGGTCCTGATAGTAATGGTCCACTACTGCTCCAAGCTATCCGTTAATCCCTGATCCGCTGCCTGTGTCGTGGCGGCATCAACCGAAGCCTTGGCGCTGATCTGCGCCACAATAATCTTGGTCTCGGCGTCCAGTTTGGCTTTCCACTGCTGCAACTGCGCGTCGAGATTGGCCTTGAATTGCGCCATCGCCATGTCGTTCTGCATCTGGGCGTTGTTCTGGGCCTGCTGTGACTGCTGCTGTGCTTGGGCAACCTGCGCGTCCAATTCGGCCTTGTGTTGCGCCAACTGCATTTGGACCTGAGCCTTCATCTGCTCGGTCTGCTGTTGCATGGCCATTTCCTGTTGGCGAAGCTGGCCCTCGGCCTGTAGCTTCATCATTTCAGGATTGGGCTTTTGAGCCTGCTGCTGCATGGTCTCTTGCGCCTGCGGACTGTCAGGGTCGGTAAAGAACTGGTCAATGTTCTTTTGACCCGCTGCCTTGGCGAACTCGGACAACAGATTAAACGTGTTTTTGGGGCGCACCATGCCGCCGGGGTTTCCGGCCATCGCCATCTTTTCCTGTACCGCGAGTAACTGAGTCAATACCCGGGCGGATTCCATCTTGTCACCCGTACCCAGACCCACATGGACCGTAATATCGTCCATGCGGTTCCATTCGCGAGGATCCATCTGTACCCAGGTATTACGCAACCGGATAACCGATGCTTTGTCCTGATGCTGGCAGATCAGACCCAACAGGCCCTTGAACAGGTCTTTGACGCCGGTTTCGGCAAACACACGGGCGATAAGCAACAACCGATCCATTGCTTGATTGAGGATTTGATTAACCCCCGTAGCGGTCTGGTTCAGGCTGTCGGCGTCTAGACCCTGATTGTACCGCGTGACGCCTGTGCGGTTTTCCTTGATGGTGTCCAGATACTCGAGCAACTGATAAGCGAAATTAGGCATCGGGGCCGCGCCGACAGGCTCAACGTCTGAGCCGTCCGCTTTCATGCGGATAATCCCGCCGGGGGTGGAGGACAGCACGTCATCGATGTTCACGCTGTCCGGTGAGGTCATTTTGACCTTGTGCCGAGCGTTGGTCGTGAAATAGATGTTATCGCTGATCTGACGCAGCAGGGTCGATTTATATAGCTGTAGGTCTTGAACCATATCCGCAAGGGATAAGCCAAAGAACCGATGCGGCATCGGGAACGGCGTCAGGGCCGCGAACGGCGGGCGGTCACTGTCCCACATGATATTGGACAGGATCGGGGTGCCAAGGTTGCCATGCCAAATCTGGCGCAACTCGGCAATACCATCCCCATCCGCGTCCATGCGGTAGTAACCCTCTACCACGGTCACGCGGCGCTGTGATGGATCAACCGACTGGGGAATGCTCGCCCCGAACTCGTCATCCTTCTGACGGCGAACGATATATTCTGTGGACCAATAGGTCTGGTCCTCCGTGGGAATCTGGTCCACCACGTCAGGGTCAAAGCCCATTGCGATCAATTCACTAACGGTCTTGGTGACACGATGGCCGACAAACCGGGCGCCCATGATATCCGTGGCATCTCGGCTAATCAGGAACTCCTCGGGCGGGACGTTGGCAATCCGAGCCTGGTCGTAGGACTTGGTGCGCTTGACCTTAACGCTATGCGTCATGACCTGCTGCTGTTGAGGCTGGCCCGTCATGGGGTCCATCATCTCAAGCACTTCGGGTTCGGCGCTGTGTTCGATAGGCTCAACGTCAGGATCGGCCAATAACTGCGCCAGACCCATGTCATCCAGACCGTTATAGCTCTCCTCGGTGACGTCCTTGTTTTCGTCCCACCACCATTTAACCACGCCGACTTTGGACAGAAGCGCATCCTTGAACCAGGTATAAAGAATCTTGAAGCCGGGATTCTTGCGGTAGAAAATGTAATTGATGTAGTCGGTTGCCTGCTGTGCGGCCTGCTCATCCTCGGGGGACTGCGGCTCAAACCTCACAACATCATCCGATGACGTGAATATCTTGAGCATGGTCGGCAACGCGCCTTCAAGCACGTCACGGACTTCGGTCATTACGATCTGGGAGCGATCATCCTGTTCATTGCCGAACGGCAGGCCGAGGTAATACTTGAGGGCTGTCTCACGCTGCGAAGATACAAGGCCACCTACGTTACCGATTGCATCTTGAGATTCTGCCGCAACGATCTGCTGGATCTCTGTCTCGGATAGCGGCTTGAATTGCCGCAGGGACTTAGCCACGTTTGGGGATACTCAGCGTTTCGCGCTTGGCTTCCAATGCCCGCACTCGCGCCTCTAGTTCGGCAATGCGGGATACCAAGGCTTGTAATTCAGCTATGCTCATACGAATATTCTCTCCCCGCCGTCCCGCACTTTCCAGGGGGAGGCGATCTGTTTGGTCAATGCACCCCACCCGCCCGAAGGCAGGCCAAGGGCCAAGTATCGAAATGCGTCTGCGCTGTGTGATGCCCAATCATGGACGGGGCGCGGTTTAAGCACCCTGTTCTTTTCGTCCCACTCGCTGCGATAGTTCTTGAGCGCGTCAATCCCGCGTTTGGTCTTGTCTTTGTCAAACCAGCATCGGGGCAGAACCAGACGGGCGGCGTTGATGCCATCCTCTACCGATTGCGCCCCTAACACCTTGGCGCTCGATAGCCCAAGGCTTTGAAGTGTCTCTAGGCGAGTACGCCCGGTCCCGAGTTCTCGAGCGTTAGCGTCGTGGGGAAGGATATGCTCACCCCATCTGTAGGGCCGCTTATCAAGCTCGCGAACGTACCAATCGAGGCCAACTCCGCTGGCTTCAATGTGGTCAATAATATGGACGGCTGTTCCGACCTGCTGGAACAGCCAGATTGCTGTGGTGTCTCCAATACCCAAGTCCCATGCCGTATGGACAGGCACAGCGGGGTCGTGGGGGACGCTGGTGATGCGGTGGTCATTCTCTGCCGCCTCTATCTCTTTACCGAAGTAAGCCCCGAGGATGGCCGCTTGGAAGCTGCACTCATACTCAGCCGCGAACTGCTCCGGCGTCATCATCTTGCGGGCGTCGTCAAGTTCCTCGGGCGGGAGGATCCCTGTCTCCGAAGCCTTGAGCATCAGCCGAAACCAGTTCGGATCGTCCTGCGCCTGATCCCACATGGTCCTGAAATGGTTGGATCCCTTGGGCGTCCCAATGAATATCGCCCACCCCTGCCGATCACTTAAAGCGGGGCGGAGAACCTCTGACCATGCGCGGGGGTCCATGTCGCCAAACTCATCGCACACCAGGCCATCAAGATATATGCCGCGTAACCGGTCGTAATTGTCTGCGCCGTAAAGGCGTATTCTGGCCCCGTTCGGTAAATCCACACGCAGTTCTGTTTCATGTGCGCTTACCCCAGGTATCGGGGCCGTGAACTGCCGCAGATAGGACCATGCTACGTCTTTGGCCTGCCCGTAGGTCGGGGCTACATAGGCAAACCGCCCCTCATTCTTGGTGCAGCGCAGGGCGGCGTCCAGCAGGTCATTGACACATGCTACCGTCTTGCCCGCGCGTCTATGGCACACAGCAACCGCCCATCGGGCTTTGCGGGTGTGCAGGTCATAGAACTGTGGTCGTGCTTGGTAGCCCGTCCTGATCCGCATTAGCGCGGGACGCCACTCTCAACAATTATCTTGGCTGCGACTTCGGCTTTTAACTCAGCCGGTACAATCTTGCCCACCAGGGTCATGAACGCCGTAGGGTTATCCTTTGCCTGCTTGACGAGGTAATCCACCCCGCCCGCTTGGTCAAAGGCCGCCTTGATGGCTTCGCGGATATCCTTGGTTACTTTGTTTACCGAACCAACGGGGCGACCAACACCCTTGGGATTACCCTTGCCAGCCATCATAAACCATCATTGTTAGTGATTAGCAGTCTTTCGACGTGGTGGTGCCCTTGCCCCAACCAGCGGCGCTGCTAAACGCGCCCTTGCCGCCCTTGCCGGTGTTGTAGGTCTGGCCTGCGCCAACACTCAGGCCATCAGATGACCTCTTGGTTGTGAGGCTCGCGGGGGACTTGCCGCCCTTGCTGCCTGCTGCGGGGTGCTTTGCTGTGGTCATGTTCTTCTTCATCTGACTAATCCTTGAGTTTGTTCAACAACGCCAATGCTTTACGTTTTGTTTCGTCATAGCGGGGATTGGACGCACCCGCTAAGGCCGTTTCAAAGTGCTTGCAGACCAATGGGTCTTTCCAGTGTTCAACCATGCCCTGACATACTGCTAGCCGTTCCTGCCATGCTTCTAGGGCTGATCTGTGGAACGTGTGGGGACACTGTTGGAGTATCGCCAGTGCCGCCTGTTCGCGTTCGGGGCGGGTGGCTTCGAATAGCTGGGACCAGAAACCAATCTCTCGAAGCGATTGGGTCTTGCCCCTTGATTGTGAGGCTGCCGTAGTCGCCACAGTCCAGCCTAGCCCTGTTAGCCGTCGAATCTCGCTCCAGCCGGTGTCCGACCACCAGAAGGGGAATCGCTCATCCGCGAAAGGCATGTATTCAAGCCATTTGCGGGGGACGGCGTATAAACTCGGAAACCTGGGGTGGCTTGGGTCATCCCAGCTTAACACCGCCCCGTCTGGTGCGTGTGATATGGCTTGGATAAATGCCCGGTCCCACCCGAAGTCCTGTGCTACGTAATCATCACCGAACGCCACCAGCCAATCGCCTGCCGAGTGTTCTACACAGCGGTTTATGACGTGGTGCAGGGTTGGAGGGCGCTCGGTGAACAGGTACTTGGCCTTTGGGAGTGTCCCATTGTGAACAGCATCCCATGTGGCCTTGTCGTCGTCGTCGCAGCCGACAATAATCTCTACTTGGTCAAGGTTATCCGCGTTATCAACAAGGCTCTGAACCGCGCGGGCAAGGCTCTCGGGCCTGCCACGGCTGGCCATGACAATGGATAGTTTCAGGATAGTTCCCTTATTTTGTCGTATGCGGCCTGATAACGACCGACGGCAAGTTCAACGACTTGATTGTAAGTCATGCGGGACGGGTCTTTTTTCCCAAATAGCCCGTCTTTTGGATCTGGGAATCCACGGTCAAACCTGAACATTGTATGCATCGGGGCGGCCATAACCTCATATCGGTGGTCATCCCTATAAGCGAATAACGCTTCCCATCTGTGGATGTTGCGCCACATAAGCGCCCGAGTGCCGAGGTCAACAATGTCAGAATCGTCAACAAGCGAACAATCAAATCCTTTTAAGGACTTAATGCTTTCTTTAACCGCTTCAATGTAGGCTAGGCGAATGTCGTCTGCGCTCTGGGCGCACGAATCAATCATGTAAATTGTCCCCTACCATATACCTTGTGTCAAGTGGGTAGTTTGAGCCTATTAAGCAGGTTCAACGGACACAAAATCTCTTTGGTAATCGTTTGTGTTGTATTTCCACACAAACCCAAATTCACCATTGTTGAATTGACGCACCATATCCTTCACGCATAGGGAGCAACCATCATCGGCGGTTTCAATGATTTTGCAGATTTTTTCAGCTTCTTCGAGAGTCATGTTGTTTCCTTTCAGTTTGGTAGTTTGAGCCTATTGGCGATGGCATCCAGCCCTGACCGCAATAGGAAAGTTGCCATGGTTGTTTTGGGCCATTCATCCAACCCGCAGACCTGCACAATCACGTCATGGCACTGACACCCTGCCGCGTTCAGGGCGATCCTGATCCTAGTGGTGGCGTCCTCCTTCTGCTGGTTGTACTCGTTCACGGTCTGCTTGGGGGCGTCATTGAGACTTGCCGTGACCTTGGGGTGGCCGTGGGCGATTTCCCACCAACGGGCGAATTTAACGGCTGCCTGATGCTGGCGGTCTGTCAACAGTCCTCGGGATAGGTACCAATCAATCTTGATCGGTTCCTTGAATATCCGCGCGACAGGTGCGCCGGCATAGTTCGCGGTCTGCCCAAGGTAGGATGGTCGCGCCATTGAGGCGGGGCCGACTGCACCCAGATCACCGGGAAGGGTTACGGGCTTTCGTTTGCGGGTTGCTCTGGTCACTTCGTCCCCCTTGCTTCGGCTAAAACCTGTTTCAACTGGTCCAGATCAATTGTCATGTCCATATTGTGATCGGCATCGCAGATGATCCGCGCGTACCAGTTCCCCGCCCACTTGTTCATCCATTGATACATGGGGTGTTGGTATGCTTTGGGGATCAGTTCGATCACCGCCGCCTGATGGGCGAATATCGTGTTGATAAACCCCGCGCCATGGGGGCCAATGATGATTGAGGCATTGGCGCAGGCTTTGACCTGATCCTCCTCGGTGTAGTTCCCTGGTATCATCGTTGTGACGGGGAATCCCCAATCACTGATGGCCCGCAATACTTCGGCTTCGTTCAGTATCCGGCGTTTGGTAGCGTCTGACCGGCTCAACCATAGAACCATGTCGCCGTGTTTCTTTTGGCCAAAGCGGTCCCGCAGCCAGTGTATTGGATCGGGTGACAGACTCACATGGGGCCAGAAACTAGGAAATAGCAGTTCGTCGAAATGCCAGCGCGTGTTGCCGCCACGAGACCAGTTCTCGCCCGTCAGACCTGTGCGGGGGAAACGGTTGACGTAATCCAGACGGGGGCAGGTTTCATGGATAAAGTGGGCGTAGTTGTCATCCCACATGGATCTCATCATCGTTGATTTGCCCATTTTAGGGATGGGGGTCACGTCATCAAAGGGGATGGCCGTCATCCATTCGCCGTTTTCATAAAACCCATCCCCCATATTTGCGGCAAACCATTCGCCATGACGATAGCTTTCAAGGGCAACGTGTTCCGCGTCCAACTGAATATGCCAGCGGTCTTTGACCATGCCGTGACGGTGAACGATTACGTCATGGAGCATCACAGCAAACCGACCAAAAGCTAAAATTCCATCGCCCTTTCGAAATTGACCGTAGCGATCATATTGCCACGCTGTTGGGGCAATAATCTCCGGCTCGCCAATGACCATATCGGGCTTAGGAACCGGTAGGATTTGATCTTCTGCGTGAATCAATAATTCGCCATATTCCCGCATTGGAGCGAATTTGAAGGGGAGCATCGTGGTCATGCCGTGGCCCTCTTGAACAATTCCCCCGGCCTGTAGGCCTTGATCCTTGCCAATGACGCCGCGCGCTCGTCCTGTGTCATTTCCCTTGGGGCTGGATCCCTTGGCTGTAGTATCCGCTGAATGGCTCGTAGTTCTGTCTGCATGGCTTTTGATTTGGCCTCGCAAGCTGTCCAAATTGCACCAGGGACCGGAATGAACGGGTCTGGGCTTTTGATGATTTCCGCTGCCGCTTCCTTCAATGCCGACTTCGACGCGCGCCGTAACAGCTTGATGTAAATCTCGGCATCAAAATCCTTTGACGCCTTGGCCATCACGATCTGCGACAGGATTGCTCCCGCTGCCTCATCGCCGCAGGGCCGAAGCTGCGCCTCAAGCCACCCTGCGCGCGCCTTCAATGACGATTGTTGGTCCTCGGAAATCATCGGGAGTGATGTCCCCCGTTCCGATTGCCCGACTAACCGCAGCAGTGATGGAGTCAAGGGCGGTTTGCTTTCCTGATTTGGAACCGACAGGCTTGTGGTTGTCATAGGACCCTTCAAGGATTTTGGTGAACGATGATGCTTGCAGAATGAAATCCAGATCAGCGCGCCACTCCCCGCGCTGTCCTGTGCAGAAATCGCTGGCCGCAACCTTTTCGAGGGCAACGTTCCACCCGTCCAGCCCTCCGCATTCCTTGAGCCGCGCTCGAATTGCCCCCCGGCGTTTCGGCGAAAGGCTCGATGCTTGGGATAGGCCCGCTTTGAGCGCCATGCGGTTGTAGGCGGCGAAGGCTATTGGGATTTGGTCGGGTTCAGGGTCGCGCGCGCACTGACCACTCCCTTCCTCTCCACTTCCCTTCCTTTCCACTTCCTTTCCAGACGATACTGGTATCGTACTTGTATCGTACCTGTACGATACTGATGGTCTCCCAGTTTCCACCCATTCCTGTACTGCTATCGGACATGGATAAATGATCTTCGGCTTTTGCGGGGATTGATATCTTACAAAATTCCTGATTGCCCCATACCACTCGCCATCAACCTCAAACTTCATCAAAAAGCGAGCGCGGCCCAATTCGTCAAGAATCTCAACCATGTCAACATCGTCACAAGCAAGAATTCTCGCCTTTAACTGCTTCGGCTTCCAAGGGAAAACACCCCCATCGTCAGCTTCATTCATCAAACCAATGAATGCCAGACGTGCGGCCATTGATACCGAGATAAATTCCTCGTCGGTCCAAATACCAGGATGAATGGATCTGATGCGCGCCATTATTTAGCAGCCCCCGCCATTTCGTAATGCTTCCGAACGCCATGCATGACCGTTGAATGGTCGCGGTTAAGCAATCGGCCTACCTGTGGAAACGACAGTCCCGACGCTTTGAGTGCGGCCATAATCTCAAATCTGGCGCGCACCAGCTTATATTCGCGGCGCGGGCTTTTAATGTCGCTGATGGTAAACCCGCGTTCTCGAGCTATATCCATGATGATCCGTTGAGCCGTTCCATATATGGTTTGCTCTTGGCATTTTTCACACAGCATTATGGCGCGCTCCTGCGATCAGTTCTTCCATTGTGGGTGCGCGGACCTTGCGCTTGGGGCGAAGGACAATCTCGCGGGCTTCCCGCGCGCTGCATGCGCCACGGTGGACCAATAGCTTCACGTCCTCGGCCTGTTCAGGTGTCAGGCCAACAAGGGCGTCGCGGGGGACATAGTTCTTCATGCTGCTATCCTTGATTTCAGGGGGATGCCAAATGTTTTTAGCGACGCAAAAACTTCATCAACGGATCGACAAACGCCACCTCTAAGACCAGCCAGAAATATCTGTTCAAAAGTCTCTTTTTGAGCATCAGACAACCGACCCCTTTCCGTTTTCAATTCAATCAAAACCGTGATGCCGTTCCATGCGACAAGCAAATCAGGACACCCCGGCTTGTAGCCCGGCGCGCGTGTGGCGCGGCCATCGCCCCCTGGTATCGTTGTCCAGTAAGCATCTTTGGGAAGGGCCGCGTCGAGGTAAGCTGCAACGGCTCTGTGGAGGTCGCGTTCTTTCATGCTGCTGTCCTATCCACAACCACATCGGCAAAAGCACCGGCATCATCGGAAATCCGATTTCGGGCCAAATCCGCATATTCGGGATTTAATTCGATCAAAATGGCATCGCGGCCCATGCGGTCGGCGACCAATCCGGTCGTACCCGCCCCCCCAAACGGATCCAGCACAACGCCACCCTTTGGGCACCCAGCTGCAATACACAAAGCCGCCAAGTCTGTGGGAAAAGTTGCAAAATGCGCGTCGCGGAATGCCGCCGTTGCTAAGTGCCAAACTTGAAATGGATCCGGCTCATAATTCCTAAGCAACCGACCGTTTTGCGATTGCTCTTCCTTGGTCATGTGATCCCATCGATCATTAAATCCGGCATGGCGGCGGGAGTGACCGCGCTGCTTGTCGGGGCGCTGGCCTTTTTCGCGTCCTTTGGGGTGGAAAGAACCATGGGATCCCGGCGCGGTGTTCCAATTATCCGGCGACTTAAACTCTGATGGATCGTTTTGAGAAAAGCACCGAACCGCTTCTGCGTCGTAGTGCATCTTTCCGGTTTTTGAGAGCAGGAAAATTTTTTCGTGCGCGGTCGCGGGGCGGTATCGCCCTGAACTGTCTGGCATCGCATTAGGCTTGCCCCATACGATTTCCGACCTCACCCACCAACCATTTTCCTGCAACGCAATGGCTAGGCGATTGGGCACCATGCAAAGGTCTTTGGGCTTTAGCGCGCCCCCAATGGTCGAAAACGGCTTGTCTCTGAATGTCCGATCATCGGTCCCCGCCGCTTTGGTTGCCGCGGCCGACCGACCGTTTGGCGTGGTGGCGTAACAGTCGCCATAATTCAGCCAGAGCGATGCCGTGGGTTTCATCACTCGGCGGACTTCATCAAACACGGAAATCATTACCGAGATATGTTCGCCAAGCGTCGGCTCAAGCCCAATCTGACCCTCGACGCCATAATCGCGCAGCCCCCAATACGGAGGCGAAGTCACCACGCAATCAACGCTATCAGAATCAATCTCACGAAGCCGATCACAAACATCGCCAATCAAAATCCGCACGTTACTCATGCAAACACCGCAATGATTAAAAGCCACGCCGCGACAATGATGTATGCCGCCATGATGTATGTGCTGTTGGGGTCGTGGTCGGTCATGGCGCGCAGTCTAAAATTTTGCATTTTTTGCAAACACATCCGCAGCCGTCAGGAATACGGCAACACCGATCTGCATAAAGTCTGGTTCGCGAAACCCAAAAGCAAGCATGATCGCTTGATAAAGCCAAATGATTGCCGCGATCAAATTAAGAACCGAAAAGAAAAGCTGCACCCTCAAATCCTCCAATAAATCCGCAGGCAAAAAGCCGCCGCGTCAATTAGCCTTTCTGCGATCCACTCCAGACCAAACGCCGCTGTAATCAGCGCGGGCTTTAGCAATCTCGTCTTTAAGTAAAGCGGCGCGCTGTTCCAGATCATCCAGGTTCCCCATAATTCGAAATGCAGCCGCGTCACCACATGCAGGCTCAAAAACCATTGAAATGAATCGCCAGCCAAACAGTTGAGCCAGCTTCACCATGTTTCGGTTGGCGGGCATTACGCCGGCCAGCCATTGCTTTACCGTTCGCTCGTCGGCGTCGGTCGCCCGCCCGATTTCCTTGGCCGTATGGCGGGGGAAGGCTTGGCGCAGATACGCCGCCACCCGCGCGCCGATCTCGGGCGCGATATGTTCAGCCGCGACTAACGGCATTCTCCCACCCTTTTTGGACGTGTCTTTGCTCATCGCATCCTCGCATCATGTGAACGCGATGACGGAGCAACGAGAAATGGACGCTTACCCAATCATAGACACCCGCCAAGATGACAGCGACTGGGAACAAGCTGGTGATGTAGTCGCGCTGGCCCTGCTCAGACTGGCGCTGCAAATGCTGGAACGCAAAAGCCGCCCATCGGGCGAGGGGCTGTTCTATGCGGCGGTGAATGACAGGTGATGTCATCTAAACACCCGCAACGCCCAAAGCGCATCCGACCAAAATAAGCCAATAGGCAAAAGCCCCCAGCCTCACAATGAACGGTGCGGTTTTGTCAAACATCACGGTCGTTGCTGCGTATGAAAACATACACCACACGAGAAAAGCGCCAATAACCGCCATGATTAAGCCGATGCTCATGCTGCCTCTGTGGTGTTGGGAATGTCGAAGAAGTCATTAGGGGTGACTTGCCCCTCAGTCGCGGCAATGATCCGGCGCATGGTTTCGGCGTCGGGCGTTTGATGGCCGTTCAGGATTTTGGAAATAGTGCCGGGATCGCGGCCAATGCTTTTCGCAAAGGCAAACGCGGTAATGCCAGACTGGGCTATGAATTGTTCAAGCTTCATGGCCCATAGTTTGCGCGAAACTCAAAATTGATGCAAGCGCAAATTTGAGTTTGAGCGCATATCTATTTTTTGCTGGTCGGTATCTAATGGAAATCTAATAATTTCAAAGACTAGCCATGCATCATCGCTATTTTAAGGCATGGAGAAAAAGCCGACACCTTGCACAGAAGGCTGTGGAAGCCATGACTGATATGTCTAATGGCACCCTATCGCGCATCGAAAACGGCAAAGCCGAATACACAAACAAGCATTTAGAAAAAATGGCTTTGGCGTATAATTGCCAGATCCATGAACTATTTCTTGACCCCGCCGAGGTCGGCAAACAGCTAAACGAGCCTTATGCCCTGCTTCAAAAGCTGTCCAAAGCCGACCAGGATAGGGCCGCAGCCGTCCTGCGGGCCATGTTTTTGGACAAAATAGCCTAGCTTTTCTTGTATTCCCCGCACCACCCCGCTTCGGTCATTTGCGGGAAGCTGGTCGCATAATTGCCGGGAACCCCAAGAAATATGGGAACGGCAGGAAACCGCCTGCACAGGCCTTGGCCCTTGAGGTGATTTTCCTCATGGGGGAAATAGAACCGGCAGTCTTTACAAGATTCAATCATTTCGGGGTGCTCCGTTATCAGTCCCCCGATTGAACCCAAAACCGCGCCTCTTTCCAACAATTCCTGCATTGTCACCAATCCTTTTTGCTGTCCGACATAGGGTAGCCCAAAATAAATTTGCGCGAAACTCAATTTTGTAGTTGCAATGAATTTGAGTTTGGCGCAATATCTCCCTGTCAGCCAATCACGGCAGACACGGCGGCTCCGGTTCAACCCTCCTAAACCGACCGGGGCCGCCAACAGGGAGATACCGATGCCCGATCCGGTTTTTATTCACATCGACGGACGCCAAAGCGACACCCCGACAAATTGGCATTTTGAAGTCACCGCTAATTTGCGTCCTTACGGGGGGGCATATTTGGGCGATACGACAAACGATTTTGCGGAAGCCTTGAGTTTGGCAAAAACATATCAAGCCCAAGCCGAACGGCGCGGCGCTGTTGGCATTATCACCATGTTTCAAGAGCCGCGTGAATGGTCGGTTGAAGAAAAGCGCGACGGTGAATGGGTGTTTGACGCACACCGAACCGCCATTGATCTGGCCAAGCAACTTGCCGACGCCCGCGCTGAGATCGAACGCTTAAAGGCTGGCCGTTTTCCCATCAATTTCGCTGCGGAGTAACACCATGACCACCATCACCGAGGATTTTACCAGCTTCCGCGCAGCCGAACGCGCCCGCGCCGCCCTGCATAAGTGCGAGGAATGCGGCGCACCCGCCCAACAGCGCAGCGATGATTTTGTCATGGTTCAGGGGCGATTGGTCGAGGTGGATGCTTGGCATTGCTTCAACTGCGCCGCTGACATTTGCGAACAACAGGCAGGTGCGTGATGACCCTAGTAACCATTCAAAAATCAACGGCGCTTGGCTTGACCGAGGAAATCACACGCCTGCGCGCCCGCATCGCAGAACTGGAAGCCGCGCAGGCGTGGCGACCGATTGAAACAGCGCGCGAGTGGCTGGCAAATGATCCAGATGGAATTGAAATACTTGTTTTGTGTATCCCCGGAGGCGGGGAAAATTTCGGTGGCGATATAGATATTGTTCATTGGGAACGAAACCATTGGCGTGATCGCGACGGAGAACGGCGATACCCATCCAAGTGGATGCCCCTGACCGCGCTGAAAGGCGGTGAGTGATGAGCATATCACAGCAAGTTCATAGTGATCTTGTTAATGAAAACGCTGCACTAAAAGCTCGCATCACAGAATTAAGGGCGCTGGTTCAACTTTTTATAGATTTAAACCACGGCCCCAAGGATGAGCGCTTGGCCGCGTTCATGCATGCCGCAAGTCACGCAAATTCTGTTCTTAGCATGGATGGTGATGAGTGATGGCCACGATAACCGTCAAATCATACACCCGCCGCCCGTCAGCACAGGCCGAGTTGACCCGCAAGGCAATGCACAACCAGCTTGCGCGTGAAGTGGGGAAGCCCATGCCATACCCTGACACAGACTTGGACATTCCCTACCCATCACTGCATGGGGTGAACGTCAAGGACGTGACAGTTGCTTTCCGTGACGCGGCGGTGCTGGCGTTTTTTCTGGCCGTGGCCATTTTGGGATTGGCGGTGCTGGCATGACCGATCCCCAAGCATGGTGGCGCGGATACCTGGAGCGTGTGAACTCGGGCAACGACAGCCTTGAAAACCACATATTCGAGGGACCGCCGCAGCCGGGATTTTATGCCCGCCGCGCGGAAGCCAGATCAAAGCAATTCCTGCCCGTTTTTATTGATGACGACAGCACCGTCTGGGTTGCGGGCAAGGTCAGCAAAACACCCCAACAGGATTGGGAATACGCGGTGAAGTTCCCCATTAGCCCTGAGGAATACGACGATTTAATGGAGGCAATCAGTGAACATGCAATCTGAAACCATCGGCGCGCTGGCTGGCGCACTGGCCAAAGCCCAAGCGGAAATACAAGGGGCCGTCAAGGACGCCACCAATCCGCACTTTCGGTCACGCTATGCCGATCTATCAAGCGTGTGGGATGCCATCCGCGCGCCCCTGACCAAACACGGCCTGTCAATCGTACAGGCCCCCACGGTCAATGATGCTGGGTCTGTGTTGCTTAAAACCACATTGATGCACTCGTCAGGCGAGTGGATTGCCAGCCTGTACCCGATCAACCCGATCAAGGCAGACCCTCAGGGATATGGTTCTGCTTTGACCTACGCCCGCCGCTATTGCCTTGCGTCAATCGCGGGCGTGGCACCGGAGGATGATGACGGGGAAGCCGCAAGTGGTCGCGCCGCACCCCCCTCCACAATGCCTACAAACCTGCCCAAGGTTCAAACTGGCCGCGCCATGATCCCGCCAGCCGGAACCGTCGAAAAAATGCGCTCTTTGCTTGAGTACGAAATCAGCACCGCGCGGGACGTGGCCGACCTTCACAAAATCATGGAGGTCAATAAACCCCATATCGACAAACTGCACGAAAAGGCCAAGGGCGCGTTTGATACCGTCATGGCCGCTTACAACGTCAAGAATGAAACACTCGCAAAATTCGCACAGAAGGACGCCGCGTAATGTCAGACCGCTATGACCTGATGGTCGCCCGCCAATACACCTCCCGCGATGGCGAAATTAAATCGCAGTTCACCAAGATCGGGGTGGCGTTTGCCATGCGGGATCGGGACGGGTTCAGCCTGTCATTCGAAGCCCTGCCCACACCGTCATTGAACCGCGATGGCAAGCTGGAAACGCGGGTGCTGATGATGCCGCCCAAGCCTCGGGATGAATATGACCAAAGCCCGCAGCGTGGGAGGCCGAGCCATTACGAGGTTGGCAGCGGCAATCGTGATGCGCTGGATGACATGGATTCGGAAATCCCATTTTGAGGTGAGACATGAAACCCGAAGTCACGCGCAAAGGTGTTTTAGATATGCAGGTCTGTGTCCCCACAAATTGGGATGACGAAATGGTTGTTGATTTTGCAAACATTTCAAATCTGTGCGGAACGGCTCATGGATGGTCAATCCGTCGAAATGGCAGTGAGTGGTTGAATGGCGCTCCCGAGCGAAACCCATGCCACGAACGAGACGGCTTCGTTCACATTATGCTTGACGCCTAATGTCCGAATATTACCTCACCAAACGCCTTAACGCGCTGGTCCCATCGGACCCCAAGACAGCGGAACTGATCGCGGCATTGCCTCACGGTGCCACGGTCAGGGCTGTTGTGACCAAACCGCGCAATCCTGCCCATCACCGGCTGTTGTGGTCGCTGCTGGCCAAGGTGGTGGAGGCCGGGGCCAACTTTGAAAGCGCCGATGCCCTGCTGTTCTACATCAAAGTCAGAGCAGGCCATTGCGACATTGTGCAGGGAACCAAGGGCCATAAGTACCCGATGCCACGGTCGATCAGTTTCGCGTCAATGGACCAGCAATCGTTCAAGCGGTTCTATGAGGCGGCGGTGAGGGTGATTGTCAGTGAAGTGTTACCAGGAGTGACCGAAAGCGAACTGACGCAAGAGGTCAACGCTATGATTGGAGGTGCTGCATGAAACTCTGGGTGTTAACCAAACTTACAGAAGAACCCATTTGTAATTATTCTGAAGAACCAGAATATGATTGCGTGGACAATTTTGTAATTCGAGCCAAAAACGAGAAATCAGCGCGCAAAATAGCCGCATTGCATTGCGGCGATGAGGGCGGGGAAATTTGGCGCGATCCCCAAAAAAGCGACTGCAATCAATTGACCATTGATGGTCCTCAATGCGTCATTCTTTCTGATTTGTGTGTTCATTAGAAAAGAAATTTTATGACCCCCACCCGCCGCAAGCCAGCCCGCACCAACATCCGCGATGATGGCCCCATCCGTTTGCCGTCCCACCTCCAATGGGTCAGA